ATTGAAACGACGAATGATTCGAGAATGTCTGAGGCTAGCATTAATACAACAGGCGGTGCAGTTGATAATGTTACAACAGTTGCAACAACTACAACTAATACCGATATGAGGGGGACTGACTCAGCAGCCACTGAAGCTAAACAAGATATCATCGATACAAACGTGGATACTTTAATTTCTAAGGTAGTTGGCACTCTTGCATCAGGCACACACAACCCCATTACCGCCGCCCAAATTGCAGTGTTAACAGACTGGATTGACGGGGGAAGGCTAGACTTATTGTTAGATGCTATCCCAACAACAGCAATGAGAGGTACTGATAGCGCGGCACTAGCAAGCGTAGCAACTGAGGCAAGACTAAGCGAACTAGATGCTGTCACCACTGGTAAAATGGCGAATCAAGTGGATATCATCCAAACTGATACCACCACCGATATTCCGGCAACTATCTCAGCATTAAACGATATAGCGGCAACCGAAATCGTTAGCGCAGGAGCTATTACTACATTAGCTGGTGCAGTGGTTAATGTTGATTTAGTTGATACGACTACGGCTAACACTGATATGAGAGGTACTGATTCTGCTAATACCGTTGTGCCAGATCCAGCAGGAACAGCACCAACACTTGTTGAGATATTAACAACAGCAATGACCGAAAGCTACGCAGCCGACGGCACAGCCCCATCATTAACCCAAGCTATAATGCTAATACAACAGATACTTTCAGAATCAAATTATGTCGGCACTACAAACACCGTTAAAAAGATTGATGGCGCAGCAACAGCGGCAACGTTTACGCTTGACGATGCGACCAACCCAACAAACATGACTAGGGCGACATAATGTCGATTAAGCTTGTCTTGACCCGAGGATTTGGAAACGGAACTTTCTCAGCAAGCATAAAAGATGTTGTGACGGCTGGTTATGGAATATCGACCGCAGTTGTATCGGTTGGTTATCATGCGATAGAAGTATCAATACAAAACGGTCATAATGGCACAATAACAGCGCAAAACGGACATACTGGCGTGATTAATTCAACTAGTTAAGAGATTATAAATGGCTATTCAATTATCTGAGGGTAACTCAACTTACATTCAAATAACGCTCACTAACCCCATCACTAGCGCAGCTATCAACGATGCGACGGTAACAGGTAGAATTGATAACTATGACGATACAGTCGCTGTACCATCATTCTCAATGCCTTACGTGTCTGCAAGCTCAGGAATTTACAGGGCAACATTAGGTGTAGATGCAGACATTATCAACGGTCAACGTTATAAAGTGATAATCGATTCTGTTGGTTCTGATTCAATTGTCGGGCATTGGGAATGTGTTAATGTGGCAACTAAAGCTAGTGGGTGTCCTTAGTTAAGGTCTAAAATCGTCAGACCCGCCGACTTTAGTCAATAATCTCGACTCGCCCCAACTAATAAACACCGAAACATCACATAAAAAATAACTGGCCATTGATTTAATTAATTCAAAACTAGGCTCTGATTTACCTTTCATTATTCGGCTAAGATAAGTTTGAGTAATATGCACATTTTCAGCTAAAGACTTTTGGCTGATGCCCGTTTTTGCTAGACCTACACGGATTGATATTGGTATATTTACGTTATTCATTTTATTCTGCATTTAATAATGATAATTTATTATATTACACAATAAATAGACAATAATCAATCTATTTGATTGATTATGTGTTACTCTACACTTTAAATTAAAATTAGATATAGATTGATAAAATCAAAGATTCAGAAAAGAAGACGATAGAATTTATTTAGAGTCAAATATAACTTATAAGCGAGCAAAGTGTAATATGACTAATTGCACGATAACATTTAAAACTTTAGGTAGGTATTATAAAAAAGTACACTACTATAGTTATCATGGGTTTGAGCGCAGACAATGTTTATATACTAAAAATATACGACGAGGGTATTAATAAAGTTTAGCCAATCTAACTACTATTTGACCATTTTAACCAAAAAGCTTATAATTGAACCTTAATCCAGTTTGGGTAAAGTCGTTTAATATAAGGTTTATATCGATGACAGGAGTAGAACTAGTCGCAACATCTAAACTTGAGCCAAATAAAAACAACTCAAGAACACATTCCGATGAGCAAGTAAAACAAATATCAGTAAGCATCATAGAATTTGGTTTTACCAACCCGATACTAATTGATGAAAATAACGGCATAATGGCTGGTCATGGCAGACTATTGGCAGCTAAATTACTTAACATTGATAAAGTCCCTTGCATAAAATTATCAAATCTATCTGAAACTCAAAAGAAAGCATATATCATCGCAGACAATCAGCTAGCTTTAAACGCTGGCTGGGATTTAGACTTGTTAAAGTTAGAAATAGATGATTTATCTAAATTAGACTTTGATATTAGTTTACTTGGTTTTGATGATGATTTTTTTAGTGTAAATAATAAAGAAACAACGCCAGATAATTATGACTATGTACAAGTTTTTAACATCGTTATAGAAGCAAATGACGAACAACATCAACAATCAATTTATAATAAATTAACAAAAGAAGGATTTAAATGCCAAGTGCAAAGTTTGTAATTAGCCATGAAATAGATGAATCTTTTAGAAATAAAAAAGTTCTTGGTATGTTTGATATATCTAGCAAAAAGCTAGAAAAAGAATTCGATTACGACTTGCCGATAGAAGATTTTTCTTGGAATATTGGGTTAATATTGGGAGGTAGTGGGACTGGTAAGACAACTTTGACAAAAAAAATATTTAGTGAAAATTTGATATTTAACGGGTTTGATTGGGATGATAGATCAATCATTGATAATTTTGAACAGCATTTATCAACAGAAGAAATAATTGAATCACTCTCAAAGGTCGGATTTTCTTCTGCACCTTGCTGGCTAAAACCGTTCTCTATTCTATCTAACGGAGAAAAGATGCGAGCAGAGCTAGCTAGGCTCATGTTAAAAAATCAAGATATCGTTATTTATGATGAGTTTACTAGTCTTGTAGATAGAGATATTGCAAAAGTAGCAAGTTTTGCTATTAGTAAATTTATTAAGAAAACAAACAAAAAATTCATCGGTGTAACTTGTCATCACGATGTAGTTGATTATATAAATCCAGACTGGGTATTAAACCTAGATAATAAAAAATTTTATAGGGGGTCGCTTAGGCGAAAAGAATTCAATTTTGGAGTCAGAAAAGCCAAGCATCAAGAATGGAGAATATTTAAAGATTATCACTATTTGAGTAAAGATCATAACAAAAGCGCACATTGTTATATCGCTGAAATAAATCATAAACCCATAGGATGGTGTAGTGTCATTCATTTTCCTCACCCTATCGTTAAAAATTTTAAGCGCATACACAGAATTGTAGTTTTGCCAGAATACCAAGGGATAGGTCTAGGCATGAGATTTTTAAATATAATTTGCTCGATGTATGGAAATTATAGAATTAGGCTGATAACCTCTGCTCCAACACTCATACACTGCTTAAGTGCAAGTAAGTTTTGGAGCATGACTAGACCCGTAAAAAGATCAAAAAAATCAAATAGTAATTACAGAGGCTTGAAAGAGTCTATATCAACAAATAGATTAACAGCTTGTTTTGAATATAAAATCTGATTTTTACTTAGAGTTAATGTATTATATAAATCCATACAAAACATGGACTTATAAAAAATGAAACCATTCTTTTTACCACTATTAAAAAAACATTACTTAGAGTTTTCAGAAGGAACGAAGAGAACAGAATATAGATTAGAAAAAGGAGCGTATAACGAAAACCAAATATTTGTAGGTAGAGAAATAATTATCTCAAACGGATATACCAAGCTGGGCAGATTGAAAGGCATTATAACAAAAGTTTACAGAAGTAAATTAATCTCAAAAACAGATAGTTTTGTTGCGATATATGGAAACTGTAAAGAAGCTTTTTGCTTTGACATACAACTAATATAAAGATGAATTGACATGAATACAGATAAAGGCGGCAGACCTCAACACAATTTAGAGTACGCAACTCTTGACGGTCTATGTGCTATACAGTGTACTGGCGAAGAAATAGCTGCTATTTTTAACATTGATTATGACACATTAAATAGAGCGTTAAAGCGTGATGGGCACACAGGTTTTGCGGATTACTATAAAAAGAAGTCTGCCAATGGCAAAATGTCACTACGGAGAAAGCAGTTTGAAGTGGCAAAATCTGGCAATCCTACAATGCTAGTTTGGCTTGGTAAACAGTGGCTAGAGCAGTCTGACAAAAAAGAAAGTATCGAATTGCAAAGCATTGAGAAAAGTCTAAAAGATTTGGCAGATAAATTACCTTTATGAATTTAGCTACGCAAAGAGAGTATGATCGCTGGTATCCGCTTATAGATCTGGAAATACAGTTAGAGCTATTAAAAGCAGTGCCAAGCGGCGTAAGGTTTCCCATCGTCCCAGCGGGAAGAAGAAGCGGCAAAACAGAAAGATTTAAACGTTTCCTAGCTAAAGCGGCAATGACCAATCCAAATGAAATGTACTTTGCAGGTGCACCAACTCGCGATCAAGCAAAGCGAATTTTTTGGAAAGATTTAAAGCTAATGACATTTAGCTCATCTCACAAAAAACCACCATCCGAATCAGAACTTAAAATCTTTATGCCAAACGGTAGTGAAATCCATGTTTTAGGCTTAGACAAACCTCAACGCATAGAGGGTGTTAATTGGACAGGCGGCGGTATAGATGAAATAGCAGATATTAAAAGTGAGGCAGTTAATGAAAACATTATGCCAGCACTTGATACCGTTGATCCAAGACGGCCAGAATATAGGACTTGGTGCTGGTTTTTAGGTGTGCCTGATGGATTGAATCATTTTTACGATATGGCTAATCTTGCTAAATCAGAATCAAATCCAGAATATAAATTGTTTCATTGGAAATCATCTGAGATATTGCCCCTCGACATAATCGAATCAAAGAAAAAGAGTATGAGCAAAAGGCAATACTTGCAAGAATACGAGGCAAGCTTTGAAACTGCATCGGGCAGAATATACGAAGATTACAGCGAAAAGAACCACACCAATGAAGAAATAAAAAGTCACGAACAATTACTATGGCATCACGATTTTAACTATACGCCTTTATCAAGCGGCATTGCTGTTAAGCGTGACGATGACGTTTACATTCTCGATGAGATAATACTTGAAAGTGCGATTGCTCAAAATTCGGCGCAAGAGTTTATTGACAGATACCAAGATCATGAAAATAAGAGAGTAATCATTTATGGCGACCCTGCAGGCAAGGCAGGAGAAAAGCACGGACAACAATCGAGCTACACTCAGATTGAGGACTTATTACAGTCAAGTGGGTGGACGTTTGAGAGACGATTAACAAAAGCAGCCCCCGCAATAAGGGACAGGCAGAACGCCGTTAGAGCTAAGATATTGAACGCCAATGGTGATATTAGTCTGTTCGTCAATCCACAGAAGGCAATGTATGCCGATAAAGGTCTATCAACCGTACAGCTAAAAAAAGGATCTACATTTTTAGAAGAAGATGGAGACTACCAGCACATCACAACGGCTATCGGATACATGATTGATTATGATTATCCAATCGAGGACTTGATGTTCATGCCCCAGGTTCGCCACGCATGACACTAATCAACGACGAGCAGCGAAGGATTGTATTAAGAGAGCGATTTACTAATCACCTTATTAATAGCTTTGTGCTAGACAACTATCAAGATGCAAGCCGATCAATACCAAAGATATTTTCAGACTTTGATTTTACAGACATGACCAAATTTGAAATGAAGAAAATTTCAATTTTGGTTAGGCAAGAAATCAATAAAAAATGGTCTGTCATGTGGGAGTCAATCAGCGACGAATTAGAGCAATACGGAATAGGCGAAGCCAACAGCACGGCAAGAATTTACAATAAATACATAACTGGTACATTTTCAATGCCGGGTCGATCATCAATGCTCGCTGCATTTGATAATGCTTTTATGATCTTGACTAGCGGTAAAATCAACAGGGCTGGCGTATGGCTTAAGTTTGTTAAAGAAAACATTGATAATAATATCAAATTAATTGACGGATTGATAAAAGTTGGATGGCAAGACGGATTAACTAACCAAGCTTTAATCACTCAACTGAGGGGTAAGTTTGATCGTAAAAAAAGAGAGTTTGTAGGTGGAATACTTAATGACAATCTGAAAGGTAGAGCCAGCGTATTAGTAAGAACTGGAACGTCTCATTATTCTGCGGTTGCCCGTGATAAGCTGATTAATTCTAACCGTGATATAATTAAGGCGAGAATACTGTACGCGACTTTTGACAGTAGAACGTCTGCTATCTGCATCGCAAGGCATTTGATGGAGTGGGATATAGACGATAAAACTTACCCAAGGCTACCCTTTCATTTTAATGAGCGCTCTATTTATCTATTTAGACTTGATGACGATCAGCCGTTCCCAGGGAAAAGATCTAGTAAAGGTTCAGACGGAGGAATGCAAGTCGATGCTAATCTAACATTTGACCAATGGTTAAGAAGGCAAGACAGATCATTTATACAGGAAACTTTAGGGATAAGAAAATCAGAATTATTTTTAGACGAAGGTTTTAAGCTGGAACGATTTACCGATGCGACACAAAAGCCGCTAACTTTAAAAGAGATATTAGGTACGTAAAATGGAAAAAACAAACGTGATGGATATCACCCATAGCGATTACCAAGAAACCATAGATCAAGTTTACTTGATTCGAGACAGCATAGAAGGGTCTAACTCGATCAAGAATGGCGACAGGTCTGGGAATTACTTAATGGATCCCGTTGATGATGATTCTAAGCGACAATCTAGATCAAGTTATGTAACTGATAAATTTAAAAACTATAAGATGCGGGCTGAATTTGAATCGTTCCCGGCTAAAACCGAGTCTGGTTACATGGGATCATTGTCCTCAACATTGCCTGAATATGCGGAAATACCATCGGCTATTGAATACTTGATGGATGACTCTGATGGAAACGGTCTATCTATTAATGAGTCTATTGAGATAACTCAAGCTAACTTGCTTGAGGTAAAATATCACGGATTATTAGCTGATTTTAGCGTACTTGATGATGCGGATATACAGCCTTTGACAGCTAAGCAAGCGGATGACATGGGTCTTAAAGCGACTATAAAGCACTACCCGAGAGAGACAATACTTGACTGGGATTACTCTTTATTTGACGGAAAGAAAATGCTTTCATTCGTCAAGGTACAAGAAAACAGCAGCTATGTGGACAAAGGAACATTTAAAACTGTTACAAAAGAGCGTCAATTAGTTTTAGGACTCAATGATAAGCAGCAATATTATCAGCAGAGTATTACCAAGGATGATGAAGGTAAAGAAGTTATTGGTGAGCCTGTTTTTGTTTCAAACAATTCTGGCGTAATGAATTTCATCCCTTTTGAGTTTGTCATTGACCAAAAAATAAAATCAATGGATATTCCTAGAGGCTTTGGGATACTTTACCCGATTTGTTTAAAAGCTATTTACAGATATCAAGTCAGCGCGGATTTAAAAGAATCTATCCATCGAACAGCAATGCCGACATCATATTCAACCGGATGGACTACCGCTAAATACGAGTCTTACAAAAAAATGACCGGAAAGGAAACTATTTGTATTGGGTCAGATAGTCATATACCTCTACCAGATGGGGCCGAGATAGGCTACCTGCAGTGGGACGCTGACAGTAACGCCATGTTTAAATATATGGAAATAAATCAAAAAGAAGCAAAAGCAATGGGCGCAAGGTTTGACACGTCTGATGCTAGAGATGAGACTGTCGGCGTGGCTATGCTCAGAAGCTCGGAAGAGTTAAGCGCACTAATTAACATTCAATCAGCTGTCGAGTCTGCTTATATCAAAGTTTTAGGCTGGTGTTTTGACTTTATGTCCAGAGTAGATTCAAACATGAAAATAGAATTGAACTTAAATCGTGAGTTCAACAAAATCAAAATAAGCCCTCAAGAGCAAAAAGAAATTCGCGATAACGTGACAATGGGAATTTATTCTAAAATCGAAGGCTTGAGGCTATTAGAGCAAGGAGGTGTGCTAACCGATGAAGCTGAAATAATTTTAAACGAAGCAACAACAATGGAAGAATAGACTAAATAATAGTCAGTTTGACTAACATTACGTTTATTTGATATAATTAATTAAAGTTAGGGTCTAACATGAAATTACAATTTGAAAATAAAGAAGATATTCCATCCGATTCAGTCAGTGAGTTTGTCGAGCATACGGTAGACGATAATGTTATTTGGATGCACAAAGATTTAGCTGAATCGAAAAAGACAGCTTACAGAAATAAGGGAGATTTTACCCGAATGTCTAGTGATTTTGAGTCATTAAAATCCAAGATAGAAAAAGAAAAAAAGGAAGCTGCTGATTTAGCCGAATCTGAAAGAAAGGAAGCACTTGATAATTTAAGAAAAAAGCTCAGCGAAGACGGAAATTCTTCTGAGCTTCAAAAGTTAGAATTAGAGCAAGCAGAGGATAAATATAACTCGCTTTTTGAATCAAACGAAGTTTTACAACAAAGATTTACTAAGCTGGAAGATTCGCTGGTGGCGACTTCAAACCTAAAGCTAGCAACTGAAATTGCTAGTCAGTTTGTCCCGTCTGAATTTGTCAGTTCAGTTAGCAAGTTGCTAATATCTGACCATATAAAAAACGTGGATGGAAAGCCATTTTTCACAAACGCTGGTGGCGATGCGGTCGATGGTGACATGAACAGGATTATTGAAGTATTAAACAAAGATCCTGAATTAAAACACTTTGCTAAATTCCCAGGAAGT